GGACTTGATGCACTATTAAGTTATCAAGACTATCCAATACTAGCCGCACAGTTATCTACAGAAAAGCGTAGACCTTTAGGCGTTGGCATTATTAATTTTGCATATTGGATGGCAAAGAACGGACTCGACTATCAGAATATTGATGCAGAAGGACTAGAACTAATTGACGAATGGGCCGAAGCATGGAGTTACTATCTAATTAAAGCGAGTGCTGACCTAGCCGCAGAGCAAGGAGCACCAAGTGGCAACATGGAAACAAAATACGGACATGGTATTACACCTAATCAAACATATTCAAAAGCCCTTGACGAGATTGTTCCTCACAAAGAACGTATGCCTTGGGATAAATTACGTGAACAACTTAAAGAAACAGGCATTCGTAATTCAACACTAATGGCACTTATGCCAAGTGAAACAAGTGCGCAAATTGCAAATGCAACTAACGGAATTGAGCCGCCACGTTCGCTTATATCTATTAAACAAAGCAAGCACGGTGTACTTAAACAAGTTGTGCCTGAATATAAAAGGCTTAAAAACAAATATGATTTACTATGGGAGCACCGCTCACCTGAAGGGTATATTAAAATTGTGTCTGTACTACAGAAATACATTGATCAAGGTGTAAGCGTAAACACAAGCTACAACCCAACATATTTTGACGATGAAAAAATTCCGCTAAGTACAATGCTACAACATTTATTGTTGTTTTATAAACTAGGCGGCAAACAATTATACTATTTCAATACATATGATGGCCAGGGCGAATTAGATGTCAACAAAATGTTTGAAACAGAACTAGCACCAACTGAAATTGAAGACGACGAATATTGTGAATCATGCACAATATAGTTGACAACAGAGCAATAACGTGTTAATATACATAGACACGCAGAGACATAAAGGAAGTAAAATATAATGGGCGTATTTGACGTAGATAACAGAGTCGATCATACTAAAGTAAAAGCATTTTTAGATCCATCAGGCGGTCCTACTATACAACGATATGATAATCTAAAGTATAAACAGTTTGACGGGTTAACTGACAAACAGTTAGGATTCTTTTGGAGACCTGAAGAAGTTGATATCTATAAGGATTCGGCTGACTTCAAGTCACTTACTGAACACGAACAGCATATCTTTACTTCTAATTTGAAGAGACAAATTCTATTAGATAGTGTTCAAGGTCGTGCACCTGCAGAAAGTTTTGGTTCTATTGTTTCTTTACCAGAACTTGAAAATTGGATCATTACTTGGACCTTTAGTGAAACTATCCATTCACGTAGTTACACACATATTATTCGTAATGTATATTCAAATCCAAGTAAAGTATTTGATGAACTTATGGATGTAGGTGAAATTGTTGATTGTGCAGATAGTATATCTAAACACTATGACGATCTTATTGAAACTAGTATGTATTACAACCTGTTAGGTGCAGGAACACACACAGTTAATGGCAATAAAGTAGAAGTAGATATGTACGAGCTAAAGAAAAAACTTTGGCTTGCGTTAATGAGTGTAAACATTCTTGAAGGTGTTCGCTTCTATGTGTCTTTTGCATGTAGTTGGGCATTTGCAGAACTTAAAAAGATGGAAGGCAATGCTAAGATTATTAAACTTATTGCTAGAGATGAAAACTTGCATCTTGCATCAACACAAGCACTATTGAAAGTGTTAAAAACTGACGACAAAGACTTTGCAAAAATTGCAAAAGAAACAGAAGCTGAATGTATTCAGATGTTTGTAGAAGCAGTTGATCAAGAAAAAGAATGGGCTAACTATTTGTTCAAAGACGGATCAATGATTGGACTAAACACAGAATTGTTAAGCCAGTACATTGAATTTATTTGTACACGTAGAATGACAAACGTAGGTCTTAAAAGTCCATACAACCAAAAACAAAACCCATTGCCGTGGACACAGAAATGGATCTCAGGAGCCGAAGTTCAGGTGGCACCACAAGAGACTGAGATAACTAGTTATGTTCAAGGCGGCACTAAACAAGATGTGTCAGCTGACACATTTAAAGGATTTAGTTTATGACAATTGAAATTTGGGGCAAGCCAGCTTGTCCATCATGCACAAAGGCAAAACAGTTTTGCGAAAGCAGATCGCTTCCTTATGTGTACAAAGAACTAGGTAAAGACTTTGACAGAGAAGAAGTGTTTGAAGTATTTCCTACAGCAAGGACATTCCCACAAATTATCGTTGGTGGTAATAAAGTTGGTGGGTATGAAAGTTTATTAGAATATGTTGATAACACAGGTTACAACGGCACAGGACATACATTATAATGTTAATCGAAGCACCATATAAAATTGGAGATACCGTATCTCTAAAACTAACTTCAGGCGAAGAAATCATTGCACGTTTAGATGCAGAAGATTCTAACACCTATACACTTAAAAAGCCTATGGTGCTTATAGCACAATCAGAAGGCTTAGGACTTGCTCCTTTCATGTTTTCAGTGTCTCCGGACGGAAAATTTGTAATGAAAGCAAGTGCAGTAAGTTGTTTAGCAGTCACACAAGACGAAATTTCCAAGCAATATACACAACAAACTACCGGTATTGTTACTTAAATTTGTAAATATCGGTTGACAAGCCCGCACGAGTATTGTATAATACTAGTATGAATAAGGCAAAAAGAAAAGGCAATAAATTGTATAAAGTAATACTCACAGACGCTGATGGCGTACTATTGAACTGGGAATATGCATTTACATGTTGGATGGAACAACATGGACATACGAAAGTAGAAAATGCAAATTTCATTTATGACATTGGCGAACGTTTTGGAATAACCAAAGAACAAGGCAAACAATTAGTTAAGATTTTTAACGAAAGTGCCGCAATTGGTTTCCTTCCAGCACTACGTGACGCAATGTATTATGTAAAAAGATTACACGAAGAACACGGATATGTTTTCCGTTGCATTACAAGTCTAAGTTTAGACAAAAATGCATACAAACTTCGTAAGATGAATTTGGAGAAACTGTTTGGAAAAACAGCTTTTGAAGAATTAGTTTGTTTAGATACAGGTGCAGACAAAGATGAAGCTCTTGAACAATATAGAGATTCAGGTTTGTATTGGATTGAAGACAAACTATCTAATGCACAACTTGGTTTAGACTTAGGTTTAAAATCAATACTCATCGAGCATGGATTTAATATGAACGATGATATTCCAGAAGGTATGACTAAAGTAACTAACTGGAAAGAAATATACGAAAACATTACAGGAGAAAACGCATGACATTACATGACGAAATCGTACAAGCATTTAATAATTACTTGGCAGAGTCTGAAACATTTGAAGACAAAAGTGTCAAGGCAGCGGCCGCAAGAGCTCGTAAAGCATTGGGTGACCTAGGCAAACTTACAAAAGATCGCCGTAAAGAAATCCAAGACAAAAAGAACGCAATGTAATGAGTGGGCAGAGACGCTGGCTCAAATTATGGGCTAGGACAGTTGGAATGCCCATAGGTATTACAGACGACGATAAGCCAGAATTCCTTCCTATATCACAAGAAGATGTAAGAAGGGCACTGGCTTTTCGCACCTTTTGGATCGCGTTACACATTGTAACATGTGCTATGATCATCACAGGAAACGGCAGAACTTTGGGTTGGTGGTAAACTACGCATTTAACTAAATACTTGTAACAGACAAGGAGATGTTAGTTATGATGTGGGTCGACTACAATATTGACCAAATAGGTGAAAACTTCAAAGTCAAAGGAGACTATGAAGGAGAAGTAATGGGTGTTTGTAGAGATGGCACACCTAGAGACCATTGGTTGTATAAACCAGGCGATGTTTTTGTTGTTAACGAACACGGTTGGTTAGTTAAAACAGACGAAGTAAGTGCTTTAATGCTAAAACACGAAAGTAATAAAAATGAACGTAAACAAGGGCGATAAAGCAATAATTGTTTTTTCAATTAATCCTAGTAATATAGGACGCATTGTTAACGTATCAGAATACATTGGCAAGTTTGAGCAAAACGAACAGTTCGAAGCATTTGGTATGAAGTGTCATTGTGCTGTTCACGATCATTACTGGTGGATTGAAGGTGACGACATTGATATACAACTTGGACCAAGTCCTAAAGCATATATTGCTGACAGTTGGTTGCGAAAAATACCAACTACTAAAAAGAGCAAAAAACTACAAAAAGAACTTGACATTCTAGCATAAGAGTGTTATAAATATACTCGTAACGTTGAAGCAATTCAAACGCTATACAGGACCCGGGGGCGGTACCCGGCGACTCCACCAAAAATACATTCTGCTTACTGTATAGCAGAAGCAACAGGCTGATAAACTGGGAATGTATTTTTGATGGGGTCGAAATAGGATCGACTGGTAGTTAATAGGAGAGTGGAGTTGCCCGGATGTAAGCTCGGTTAACGCGAACAAACTTAATAATTGCAAACGCAAATTATTCATTAGCGGCTTAGGCTGTTACGAGGTAGTTAGGCCTTGTTACCAAACATAGCATTAAAGAGTGTTGTTTTTTAGCAACACTCTTTTTTTATACCTGCTCGTTTTTGCACTAAAAGAGTGCGATAATGATAACTAATAGTGTGAACAACAAATTCCCACCCCAAAGTTCACACTAAAAATTTAATAATAATAAAAAAAGGAAATAACAATGCGTATTCTCGCGACAGCATTTGTGGCCGCAATGGCCGCAACAACAGCAATGGCTGATACACTAATAGTTAGTGAAGCACCTGCGCCAATCCTAAGTGGTGAAGTTTCTTTAGACTTCGCTGAAAAGGCAAACGAAAACTATGGCGGCACAATGGGTGTCGAACTAGATATCAATGCAGGAGAAATTGCAACTGTTGATTTAGGTTTTAAAGCAACAGACGGCAATGCTCTAACATTAGACACATGGACAGTAGGTACAGAAGTTAATGGTTTAGGTCTTGCATTTGGTGATGACAATGGCGTTATGCCAGAAGCTGAAAAGTCAGCATATAGCACACTAGCAACACCGGCAATGACTGAATCATTAGCACTATCTATAGGCGATGCAACAGTTGCAATCGGACTAACTGATTGGACCGCAGATGTGTCTGATCTAAGCAACGTACAAGGTGCATATAGTTTTAATATGAATATGATAGATGTTACTGCTATGCTAGACTATAATTTAGATTCAGAAAATACTGTACTAGGTGCAGAAGTTGAAGGTTTAGATTTAGGTATGGTTGCACTTGGTGGCGTAATGACATATGACACTGATGCAGAATCAATTGGCTACGAAGGTAATGCAAATGTTAACGGTATTACAGCGTATGTCAACGGTGACGATGCAAATAAACTACAGCATGTAGGTGCTGAAGTTGAAAGAACATTTGCCGAAGCTACATGGACAGCTGGCGTCAACTATGATACTGATGCAGAAGAATTTGCACCAACAGCCGGTGTAAGTTTTAACTTCTAAGTTAAAAACATAACAAACAAAAAAGGGTTGCTTTCTTGAATTGCAACCCTTTTTTTATGACTAAATAATGTTAGCATATAAAGGGCAGGGCAAATGCGAGAAAAATTACGCAAATGGTTTAACGTCGATAATGTTATCGACGCAAGTGTTGACCTGTTTTTAATATTGTTTGATGTGCTTAGTTCGCCTATCCTAATTGTAATGAGGTTGGCACGTTTTGTAATAGGAAACTATTTACTGGGCGGCGTAAAGAACAAAATTAAGCGAGTAGCACATTGGACAGAAGGCAAGCATCCATTACTACAAATTTGGGTATGGACACTTATAGTATGCGTAGGAGTAGTAATTCTTACATTAATGTGGCTCTTTGGAACAGCGTTTGGAGAGTTCATAATGGAAGAATGGGGCGATCAAGCATTAAACTTAGATGAATAAGAGGGAAATAAAATGCAACAAAATGAATATGATGTAAAAGTTATAAAAGTAGTAGACGGTGATACAGTAGATGTAGATATCGATCTAGGATTTGGAGTAACACTAACAGACGAACGTGTAAGAATTATGGGCATTGATACACCTGAGTCACGCACGAGAGACAAAGTAGAAGACTTGTTTGGTGAAGCGGCTAAAGCACGATTGAAGGAACTTATGGAAGACGGTGGTAAACTTATTACTACTGAAAACCGTAAAGGAGAAGATATGAAAGGCAAGTTCGGACGTATCTTAGGAGACTTCAAAGTAGAACGTTTTGAAAACGGTGAGCCAGAACTTGTAACAGATATTCTAATAGAAGAAGGACATGCAGTAGCATATTTTGGTGGAAGCAAAGAAGAAATACAGCTAAAACACGAAGCAAATAGGCAGAAATTGCTACGTGAAGGCGTGATCAAACAAGAAGATTACGATGCGGCTGTTAAATTAATGGAAGAAAAAGGTTGACAAGATCTTAAAAGGTGCTATAATATACAAATACTAAGGAATTAGTATGTTTTTTTAAACCTATATTTGGAGGCATAAACATTATGGCATTTACTAAAATTAAAACAAACC